TTTTTTTTTTTTTTTTTTTTTTTTTTCCTAAATAAAATATTCATCCATATCATCAAAAAAATTATCATAATCATTATTAGAACCAAAAGTACATTTAGAAGGAACATACTTATGACGAGCACGTAATCGATGCATAGAAGGAAATTTCTCAAATATCTCTGATGGTTGCATACCTATTCTCCTGACAATCTTATTTAACTTTAATCGTCGACCGGTATCATTCATCATAGAATAATACTGCTGGAGAGGAGTCTGAACGGTACAAGTAGACGAAATCCTATCATAAAAAAAACGAATCATCTCATAACATATAGGATTAGTACCCTGTGTATCCCACGCTTGCCCTACAGCACTCAACATATAATCAACTGGCTCACCATTCTCATTTAATAACAAACGAATAATAGTCTCATCTATAGGTTTATATGGCAAAACAGGAGCTAAAGAATCATCATTAGTAGCAATAAAATAACGCTTAAGAAACTTTGGACCTTTCTTAAGAAAATGACCTGTTTGATCAGGAACTGATAAAAAATCATCGTACTCTTTATAATCTCTCAAAACCATTCCACAATAAGTATCTAAAAAGTGAGCAAAACCCCTGGCATTTATAATATTCCTCAAAACTTTAGGAGCGCACCACAAAAAGTCATCTCCATATACTACTATACGAAGAAAACCATTATCTAAACACTCAAAAATAAAAGGCTGAGCATACGGATACCGATAAGAAACATCAACACAATATAAAAAATAAAGCAAAGCCATAACCCAACTATCTCCATGTGACGTCTCTTTACCACCAGAATACATAACACCCCTCATAAAGCGCCAAAAACCACCTAAGTGAAGAACAACCTTATGAGAAATATTATACATCAACGTTTTTATTAAGTACTCCAAAAAATCGCATTGAGCCTTAGAATAATGCTCCCAATCAAAATAACGAGATCCAGCGGACACATAAAGCATTAACATCCAGTCAGTAATATGTTTATCAAATTTCTCAACATCTCCCTCAACCCAAAAAATATCAGGATTATCATAATTCATGAACTTGGCTAACTCATAGGCACCTCCATACCAAAAGGACATTCCTATCCGAACAACATTACCACGCTCCCATCGCATACGCTCTCTAAAAAGAAGATCAGATAAGAAAATCTGGATCATAGAAGGTATAAAAAACTCTCTCATACTATACGGCAACTTCCACAACTCATCAAAATTCTTATCCAACCAAATTTTCCACTCTTGCTTAGCTTTCATAACACAAAGTGGTTGAAACTCAATCGGATTTTTAGCCTTAACGCTCATTATCCACTTGTGAAACTCTCTTACTGCGGCTTCATACATAATAATTTTTTTTCCAGCATTATGACCAATATGCATAACCCCGCCAATCGCTGTTTTATAAGTCTTCATAGGATGAATACCACCAGAAGTATTCATTTTAACATAATTTCTCAACTCTAAAGGACTATAAAAAAACTTCGCTTTACCTATCTTATTATCACAATCCAATGAACGC